ACTTATATGTAACCCCCTAATAGGTCTTCTTTCTTTACCATCATCAATAGTTGATTCATTGGTAGTTGTAAAAAACTCCTCTGTATCCTCTATAGTATTATTTATAAACTCATCAAGTATAAAAGCGCCTAGTGGTTCTGCTTTGGTTTTTGGGGTTGATATTGTGTTTAGATTTGTTGACCAATCGTTATCAGATATACTATGGTTAACCTGTGTAATTATAAATTCTAAAGCTTTTGGGTATTGGCTTGGTAGAAAGTCTTGGTTTATATTTAACCTTTGGTATATTTTTATACCACTTATACCATCACTCTCTAAACTTAAATTTAAAGGTATGAAGCCTATCTTAGTTGAAGGGGAACCGGTTTTCCTAAAAATTAAATTGTCTAAAGTATTTACATAGCTCTTAAAGGATGTTTTACCTACTTTTATAAAATCATCTATTAATTTAAAATAATAACCATCTGTTTTTGGTTGACCTATTACCTTACCGTTAAAGCCTTCTATTAAGTATCCAATATAGTTTGTACTAAATTGATCTAAGGGTTTAGGAGATTTTAAGGTTTTTGAGATGTAATCCCTTTCTAATCTCTCAATATATTCTGACCATGTAACCTGGGGGTAATCTTTGCCAGTAAGAGGTGATGCTTTAACGTTTTTTCTAAAATTATGTGATATACCATATTTTTCAATAGTTGTTCTATCTTGTCTTCTTTTAATTATAGATTCAGATCTATTATTGTCCCTTATTTCGAAGTTTTCGGATTTATCAAAATGGGTGTTTAATGCATCTATTTGTGCTTTAGTAAAGGGGGCGAATGCAGCATTATTTTCTTCTACTGGTGGTAAGTCTGAACTTTGAGGGTCCTGATAAGTTGCTTGGTATTGGTCCTTTAACCCCGAGTTCCAGTTTGAAAATGCTGTGGCATCGTAGTTTTTAGTTAAAAAACCATTGGCTGTTGCCCCTATAGATATCATAGTAGATAAAGAAGGGTCTATTTTAGTTTGAAATCCAAATTTTCTAACAATATTAGATTTTGGTATTAATTTATTAAGGTTATAACCAAATAATTCAAAACTTGTTTCTTCGTCTTTATCAAAGCGTGATGAAAATTGGGTTCCTTCAATTCCCCTAATTCTGTTTTGGTCTTGAATTACAATAGTAAAATCGTCTTCTATTATAGGTTCTAAATTGGGGATACCCCCAAAAGCTCCATTTATCCCATCACATATTTCTTGTAAAAATTTATATAAAAAAATATTTCCTTTTTTAGTTTGTTTTTCTAAAATATTAGATACAAAGTCATAATTTATATATATATTCATGGTATTACCATATATAACATCAGGGTTACCTTTATCTATTACTAGCCAATCTCTCATTCTACTTTGAAGAGTAGGCCAAGTTTTAATATAGGTATCTCCATTATTAGTTGAGGATAGATTATCAGTAAATTTTGGTTTTACAAAACAAATTCTAGGATCTAAGGATATTTGGTTTGGGTAAGCAGACATAATATTGTCGCTTCTATTTGTATCTATTCCTATTATTTTTTGTTCGGCAATATTTGGAATACATAAAGAATTTATTTTATCTAGCAGTTCCCCTAAAGTTAAAAAATAACCAAATTTATCTAATTCTGTTGTTGGGCTTAGTAGGGATTTTATTTGGTTTTTATTATTATTAGTTTCATTTCCTAAAACGGTGTACAGATTTATATATTCTGAGTTGCCCTCCCATTTTGATGGGGATTTTTTATCAATTAAACTTATTATATCCGTAAATAAAGAATGTGCTAATTCTGAAGAACCGGCATTAGTAACTATTGAGGAGTCTATAAATGGGGACTTTTGGTTATATTGACTACTACCCGAAATCTCAGCTTGAATATTTGCTACTGATTTCATATCTACGGGGTTATTTACTACTATTGATTCTATAACATCTCCTACTGATATTAAATTTAAAGTAATATTATATGTCCCATCTTGGTCAAAATCCCAACTAAAATTAGAGACTTTACCTACAAAACCATCATAATTACCATCATATATTTTTCGATATCTTTCTACAGCGGAAATTAATTGACGGAAATTGTATGTAGCAAAATCTTGAAAAAAAATATCTTCCATTAACGTGTTACTCATTTCTTTGTAATCCCCGTTATTATCTATAAATTTATTCCACCCCCACTCTAATAACATAGTATAACCTAATCTTATATAAAGTAACTCAATTAATTCAAATTGAAATTTATTATGTGCTTTTATATTTACTGTTGCCTTACGAATAGAACCTCTATTTAATGCTTCTATTTTAGCGTCTATTAATCCAGGAGGAGGGACAAAGCCTTGTTGGTTCCCTCCTAAACCATAAGCACCACTATTATTCCATATTTGATTTTGTTCAGTAAATATTCCTTCTCTAAATTTATATGAACCATATATTTTTGTATTTTCTTCTTTTTTATAAGTAGGAAGTGTTAATTCTGATAAAGAATTAAATAATACTGATTTTGTTGCTAAACCCTTGCCCATAAAATCTCCGGATGTTGGGTCGATTCCTATATCTTCTAATCTTTTAACACCATCAACTCTATTTTCAAAATCGCTATCTTTTATATCAATGTTTCCTGCTATTTGAGCCGCCTTTAACATTTCTGCTTTAGATAAAATCCTAACAGATGAACCCAACTTTAACCAAGAGTTTCTATTATTTAAAATTTGAAGTTCTTTTTGAGTTCTATTAGTATCACCACTAAACCCACTACCGGCTATTTGTTGTCTAACGTTAATTTGTTCTGATACATAGTCTTTAAAACCTTCTCCTACTAATCTTCCCATAACCTTTTATCTTCTTTGATTTAATATATCATAGTTTGCTTTTATTGCTCCTACATTAATAGGTATTCTAAATTGAATTCCTAAAGGTAAATAATACGAATCCTGGGGTAAGAAGGTATTCGCTGTTGAAATAATCCACCATAAACTAAAATCATTATAATATTGTAAAGCTAAGGTATCAAATCGATCTCCAGCTTCAGAATATACATAAATATCACTAAAACTTAAAGGAATTTCAGGATATTTTACACCTGGATAATGTCTCTTACCTTTTAAACCTTGTTGGTTTTCCTTACTTATTATTTGTATTTTAGTATATTTACTCATTTTTAAGGTTTTATCGGTATATAGTTTATATTATTACCCCCATAATTATTAGATTCTGGGCTTGTATTTTGTGATAAGCTAATATAACGCTCTTTTCCATATTTTCCAACAAAATTTCCACCATCTCCAAAATTTCTTCCATCAAAAGTGTTGTGTTGTATTTTAGGTACAAAATCGTGGATAGGAATAAAATTAAACCCTGTGATTTTTGCCATCATAGGCATTTCTTTAACTGATGGGTCTCTAAATCCTCCTTCTGCTTGTAGACCATCTGGTATAGATATTTCCCAAGGAGATTCTTGGGGTATTGATATATTAAGTCCCGTCATAATACCTACTTGTTCGTATAGGTATCCCCCTACTGTTAAAGAAATTAAATTTCCACCCATATACCCCGAAGTTGAATAGTCAGGTGCGCATGCTGATGCTAGGTAATTTAATTTCTGCCACATTGGGATAAGTTCTTGTTTTGATTGAGCAGCTACCGTCCAAGACATATTTACATTTCTATCAAAACCCGCATATCTATAAAATTTTTCTCCCCTACCCATATATTTAGTAGAATTCCATTCTGCCGAATAGTTATCATCAAAACTATCTATAAAAGCTCTAAAGTGTATAAAGGTTTTATTAGAAGGGTTTGTGTTTGATATTATTCCAATTCTAAATTTAACTAGATCATTACATACTTCATCGGTTGATGCGTTTTTTGATTGGTATATAGGTAGAGCATTTATCTTGTCTAGGGCATGTTTATAACCTGAGTTATTTGTAATAGCATCAGTTGTTGTATTTTGTGATAGAGGATCTATATTATAATCCCTTTTTCCTATAGTATAACTAGATAAATTTCCTCTTTTACCAGGATCTCCTAAGTTTACCCTTGTTTCTATTTTCTTTTGTGTATAGTCTACAGGAAAGGGGATTTGGTTAGAACCCGAAGGGGCTATTTTAGATAAAAAAGAATTTAAGGATTCTCCAGGGTTTTGGTTTTTACTAAAAGGTATTGTTTCATTAACTTGTTCTTGAGTAAATACCTGTGGTGGGAGGATATTTCCTACACCACTTGTTAATTTACTATTGTTTGATTTTAATAGTATTCCAGATTGGTATACACTAGGAAATATAGGGGTAACACCATCATTATTAAATATGTTATTTGCTCCTATATAACGTGCTTGGCTTGTAGGTAATAAGGTAGAAAAATACATTGTAGAGGCACCATAGGTAGATTGGATATCCGATATATTTTTGGTTTTGTTTTGACCAGGATTATATATACTACTCTTATATTTTATTTTCCCACTATTTATTTCAGCGTTTTGGTTGGAAAAAAGAGGACCTAGTTGTATGTTAGTAGTGGTAACATCACCAACTAAAGTATTAAGATTTATGGGAGAATTAGGGCGATATGTATATTGTAGTTCTGTGTTGTTGCTGTTATTATTTACACCTGTTCTTTGGTCTCCTAACATCACAATGTTAGTTCGTCCAACTCCTAAAGTTGCACCTGGTCCTCCGCTATATGTGTATAATACATTATCTCCTTTTTTATTGTTAATTTTGTCTAACAGAGGTTCAAGTCTACTTTTATTACCCTCAGTACCTCCCGTAGTAATAGTATTTAAATAAGTGGGTAAACCTAAAAGTGAATTACCATCAGGAGAGCCTATTGTTGTGCTTAGTGAGGGGTTTAAACCTTGTTTATTTAAGTGTATCCCTAAAGCATTACCTGCTACCTGACCTATTGTAGATAAAGGAGTATATATTCCTTGGTTTATAGAGATATTATTTCTTATAAATGAACCTATGGCACCAAAAAATCCAGGGTTTGTTGTTGTTTGAAAAGGTTTATAACCCGCGCTTGAATTAACATTGGTTAAAGATAATATGTTTTGTTTTGCAATAAATAAAGGGCCTCTAGGAGATTTAAAATCAAAAAACATTTGAGTCATCCTCGAAACATCATTTGCTATAATTTTAGGTAATAGTGTACCTCCTCTTAATAAAAAATCTGGGCCCCCCGTTCTTCCTACATCAGAAATGTTATCCGGGATTGTGCTTTTTATATAAGGTTGGTTGCTATTACCTCCTCCAAGTGTGTCTTTACCATACCTTAATGATTTAAGGTTGGTTGTCATTTTAACTAAACCCATATTTTATTATTAACCTGGAAGGTTATTTAAATATTTTATAGGAGGTTGTTGTTTTTCTAATTGTGAAGGTTGTGGTAAAACCCCATTTAATGGTCTTACAGCGTTTGCAGTTGGATCCCCAATAGTAGAATATTGATTATGTAAAGTTGATAGTTGGAAACTTGGTCGAGGTGGTGAAGCACCATTTAAACTTGTCCCCAATGATTGGCCTGATAATAATTTGTCTAATAAGCTCATAGTTGTATGTTTTATTATAAATATTAAGTTATTGTACTTCGTATAACCCTACTGATGATAATTGAGGTTGTTTTTTGTTTTGCATCACTAATTGGGCTAAAAGGGAATTTGTTTCCTTATTTTCAGGTGCTTGTACTACTGTAGTAGTACCCGCACTAGGCATATTGGAAGCCATTTTAGAGGCTCCGGGAAATGCTACTATATCATCATTTTTAGATAATTCAAATAAACCACCTTCTTTAGTAGATATTTGTGTTTTTCCATCTGCTGGTGAGTTAATATCACCAATTGAAGAGGCAGCGACTATTCCTCCTACTAAAGCGGCGGCACCCCCAATAGCTAGGGGGATACCTAAGGGTCCTAAAGCCATTGCCCCCGTAAAAATAGAAGAAACAGCTACTGATGCTGCTTTTACTGCCATAATGCTAAGAAAAGTTACAACTCCCGCTAAAATTCCAGCAAAAGCAAACATTCCTTCTTTAGACGACATAATAAAACCCGCAACATTAGCAAACATATCTACGATGGGAGCAAATATAGAACCAATAGAAGTAAATAGTTCATTAATTTTGCCCATTGAGGCTTGCATCTTTTCAGAGGCTGTTGCTTGATCTAACATAGCTTTTAAACCACCATCTGCTGCTTCTTTTTGTGCTTGTACTAAACCTACTTCTTTTATTCTAGCATTTAAAACTTTTTCTCTTCTTTCTGCTTCATCCCCACTAGCTCCTGCTATTGCTTCTTGCATAAATAAGGTTTCTGCTAAACTATCACGAGACATACCAACAGCTTTGGCTAAAGATTCTTGTTGAATCCTGTTCATAGCAGTAAATTCAGCTGAGTTTCCTGCTTGGTTTGATATTTCCCGAGCTACAGTAGCAAAGTCATTATTTAAGGCTGCTTGCCTTGCTTTTTCTAAATTAATATCTTTATTTAGTAATAATTCAGCTTGTAATTCGTTTTCAATAGAAGATTCAAAATCTAATAAGCTACCCGCTATTGCGTCAATTTTACTCATCTCCATTCCTAAAGATTTTGCAACAGTAACAGCTTCTGCTAGAGCCTTAGGATTTTTACCCAAAGAAAGTGTGGTTGCAGAAGAAAGTTTATTTACTTCTTTTAGTACATCTTTATTATTAACGTATAAGCCGCTAGATTTGTTTAAAGCATTTACCTGGTTTAGTAAACTGTTAGCATTATCCTCAAAGGATTCACCATTTGCTAAAGATAGTTTTTGTACTCCCATTAATTCACCATTAGTCAACCCTGCTGTTGCTCTTAACTTAGTAAAGGTTTCTAGTTGTTCATTTGAGAGAACAACAGATGTCCCTAATGATGAATTTATAGCTACTAACGTTTCACCTAAACCCTTGCTGGATATAAAAAGTTTATCAGAACCAAATGAAGCGGTTGTCATGCCCCGAGTAATTCCCATGGCTTCACCATTACTAATGCTTAAATTTTTAGCTATATTCCCAGTAGTTTCTTGGCTTCTGTTAAACCCTTCAGCTATTTTACCTACTATTACTGATATACCTTTTAGGGATAATGATAAGATAGCTATAGGGTCCATTAATAATGTTTTTAATGACCCACCCATAAGTGCAAATCCCTTGGCCATTACTCTTTGCTTTTTTTCAGCATCAGATAATAATGGTTCTGTGGTTTCTAATTCTGTTGAAAATGTATTAAGTTCTTTATTAATTTCATTAAACCCTAAACTTGTAGATAGGGCACCCAAGCCTATCTTACCTAAAAACCCTTCAGCCCCTTTTAATAAAGACCCTGTAATCCCTAAATTTTTGTTTATATTATCTATAAACCTTACTTCATCATTTCGTAGTTGATTTTGACGTTCTAATTCTGTTAAGTTTTGTTCGGTGAAAATTGCTTGTTTTCCTAAGGCTCCTAATTTTTCAATTTCCGTTTCTAATGCAATTTCTGCAGATATTTGAGCCGCAACAGAATTATCATATGCTTCATTAGAAATTTGTATCCCTTTTTCTGCATCTTTTAATAGAGTTTCTTGTATTAATTTTTGTTCACTTAGTATTTGTACTTGTGATCTGGCTAAATTAAGGGTATCTAATTCTGCTTCTGATATTGATGTTATTAGAGCGTTTGTTACTTTTTTTGCTTGATTTACTAAATTTGTATTTTTACTTATTTGTTTTTGTATACTCCCTACATCACTTAAACCATTTTTTTGACCTAAAATTTCATTTGTAATTTGTCTATTAATCTTAAGTATACTTTGATCAAAAGTAGTTCTTTTTGACATAGAACCTTGCATTTCCTTAATAGAGTCAACTAAAGCAGATGAAAGGCTAACTGCATCTGCGTCTAGTACATTTAATGAAGATTTAATTTTTAACCTTTCGGCTTCAATTCTTAAAAGCTCTTGAGCTCTATCAATTTCCTGTTGGGTGGCCATAAATAGTTTTTATTATAAATATTATTACTTATAACTTGTTTGACCTTTATATGCCTTACTCACTTCGGCAAAAGATGGTGTGTTTATCTTACCATCGGAGGTTATTAGATTTTTAGTTCCTTTACTACCACTAGATGATGATTCGTTAAGTTTCTTCTCTTCATCATCATAGAATAATTTTATTTCATTATAAGTGAATTTACGCAACCAAATAGGCATATTATATATAGTATGATAATCATAACCCCCCTTACCATAAAATAATATTTGGTGGATTTGAGAAAATAAGTTTATTCTTACTTGTGGGAGGTTATTAGACGTCAGGCCAAAAAAAGTTAATTCCAATTGGAATACCTACCTCCTCTCCATTATCTAGTATATAATTTAAATCAACATCGGGTTGAGTAGCTTTAATATGTTCTCTGAGGGAACGGGAATCCATTGCTAGTAAATAATTATCAACATATTCTCTGATTTCTTTAGTACCTGTTTCACCTCCAACTGATGTTATTATATGTTTTAAACGAGTTGATAATTCAGGTGAAGCATCTTTTTGTAATCTTTTAAGACCGGATATTTCGTTGTCTATTTTAACTTCATCATGCCCCGTTAAGATTTTGTAAGTAATATTTACGCCAGTACTAGGTAGGGTAAAATTAAACTCATTTTTGCCTAATATAATGTCTTTTTTATTAAACGGTTTGTTTTCAATAGTCGATAAATCTATAGTTTGTTCTTCACCTTTAATTATTACCTTATAATTTTTGCCATACCCTAAAACACGAGTGGCAACTAAAATAGCATTCTTATCTCCAACTATTAAATCTTTTATTTCTATTTTAGATATAATAACGGACTCTAATAATTTATCTAAAACATTACCCTTTTTAATGTAGGTTTGGTTGGATAAAATATCTTCTTCCTTTGCAGTCATGTATTTTATTTCTACCTTACCACTAGATAGTGGGTTAGATTTAGGATAAATTAATCCTTTAGACGGTAGTTCAATTTCTTCCGTTGGGAATTTATAATCACTCATATAATCTTTATTTAATTAAAACGTTGTTTTGTTGATACATATGTAAAATACAAAAAGCTTGGCACGAAGCCAAGCAGTTTTGATAAATTATTTAATTGTTTTCTTAGAAATTTAAGATACAATAATCAGGTTGAACTGTTAACGATATTTCCACCGCAGAACTTTCATCATCCCAACTGTAATCTCCGAAGTTTGCTTCAGTAATCATAGCTCCTTTGATAATCCATTCTGAAACGATATCACCTACAGGTCCTAATACGTTCATAGTTAAATCTTTTTTATAGAAATCACTATAACCATCTCTACCTGTTACTGATTCGTGGTGTAATCTAACCCATTCCATACATGCTTGTGCACCACTTGGAGTAATGGGGTCAAATAACGTCATTGAAATTGTATTCCAAAGTGTTTTACCTTTTACGTATCTTGCAACGTTGATATGGTTCAATTGAACTGTACCTTGGGTTAATGAAACGGCACCCATACCTTTAATTTGGTATGAAGGGATTCCATCTACATACAGTATAAACCTATTCTTTTGTTTTGGTTCGAATGCTGTGTAAAATATTTCGTTTGGGTCTAATACTGCCATTGTTATATATTTTTGTTATAAATATTCTAAGTTATTGTTTTTATTCAGGGAATGTTGCTCCAGTTGGTAAAACATTAAAATCTAGTATAATAAATTCAGCTGTTTTTGTTGGTTGTAGATAAATTTGACCTACTAACTCATTTCTATCAATTACATCCGGTGAATTGTTTGTAGAATCCATTACCACTTTAAAAGCATATAATCCTTGTCTTTGTTGTACAGATTCTAAGTATGGGTTTACATTTGCTAAGAAATTATTTCTTGTTGCATTTGTATTTTGTTCAAATACTAAGTTATCTGATACTTGTGTGATATATCCTTTAAGTGATATTAATAGTCTACGTACATTTACTCTATCTAAAGCACTTGCTCTTTTCTGTAGTGTTTTTTGCCCAAATACTACGACTCCACTTCCAGGGAAAGTTGCAATTGGGTTAACATTCGCACTGTATAAAACATCTCTGTTACCTGATGTTAATTTTCTTTCTGCTCTTACTACGCTTCCTAAAGCTCCTCTAAGTAAACCTGCTGGTGCAAACCATGGATCTGATGACGCATCTGTAAATGCGTAAACTGCAGGAATATAGGTTGATGCGGGTGCCCAAACTGTTTGTGCTGTTGAGGCATCTACCGTTTGTAACCACGGCCAATAAGTAGCTGCATATGAGCTATCAAATGAGGTTGCTGCTGTTGTAACTGATGTAAGAGACGTATCATAGGGCGCAATATCAATTACTGCTATACAATCTGTTCTACCCTGTGCTAAGGTTACTAAACTTGTAGTTTGTAAAGGGTGTTGTATTGCATTTAACCCCGGTGCTGTTACTACATTAAACTGATAATCATCAGAGTTGCTTAACAAACTAATTGACTGTGTATAGTCATTAGGTGAAATACCCTGTATGTCTGTTGTTGTTATTTTATCATTAAATTTAGCTACACTATTATTTAAAAAATTAACACCAGTGGCATCACCAAATGAACCTGAGTTTATTTGAGGTAAACTAGAAGTAAATTCTGATTTTGCAACCCCATTATTATTTAAATAAGTTGGTGTTGGTAGGTTTACTGATGATATATAAATGTAAGCACTTCTTCTAGGATAGTTGCCATTTGTTTTTACATAAAAATCTGTACCATCTTGTTCTACTGTAAAATAGGTATCTCCAATTGCTTTTGAAATATAATTAGGTGCAGAAGGATCTAATGATAAGTTATTATATGACTCTAGTATAGATTTTTGTGTTGCAGTATCATTTCCTCTTCTTACTGAGAGTGAAAACTGTCCTGAAGTTTTATTTACAGAAGTTACTTCCCATCTAATATTAGATGATGACCCATTATCTAATGTTCCGTTTGCAGAATCTATTACTTGTTCGTTATTCATTATTACACCTTCGGATATTGTTTTAATATTAAATGAAGGGGTATAAGCTAAATCATTAGCTGTTAAGGTGTATTCTACATTGACACCATCATCAAAAGTAGCTCCTAATGATGCTGATTCCATTCTTACAACATCTCCTACTTCATATCCCGTTCCTGGTGTAGTAATTGTTACACTAGTAACGGTTGAAGATGTTGCTGATGTTAGTTGTGGAGCAATTACAACAGTAGCTAATGCTCCTGAG